GTTGGTGGAAGAACACCTACTGAAACACCAAAGGCACCAAATGTAGCAATGTACAACAAGCCAATCCAAAGACTCGGTGAAGTGCCAATGGGTACATCATACAAGGATATGGAAGATAATGATGAGGAGTACGGTCTATGATGAAAAAGAAAACTGCAATGAAAAAAGTTGAAAAGGTTATGGGCGAATACAAGCGTGGGACTCTAAAGTCAAGCGCAGGCTCAAAAGTAACTAAGCGTAAGCAAGCCGTAGCAATCGCTATGAGCGAAGCAAAGATGGCTAAAAAGAAAAAGAAATAATGTCATCAGGGCAAAGAAAAGTCCACCACGGTTTTAACAAGGTTCAAATTAAAAATGGCATGATAGTAATACTGCGTAAAGATGGAACAGTCAAAGCAGTATTAGGAAAGCATGGGGAATATGGTAAGCAAGAAGGACTCAAGACTCGCTAGAGCAGGTGTATCTGGTTTTAATAAACCAAAGCGCACACCAAGTCATCCAACCAAATCACATGTTGTTGTAGCCAAAGAGGGTAGCCAAGTTAAAACTATTCGCTTTGGTCAACAAGGCGTAACTGGTGATAGACAACCAACCGCAAGACAAAAATCATTTAAGGCTCGTCATGCTAAAAACATATCTAAAGGAAAGATGTCTGCAGCATATTGGGCAGATAAGGTGAAATGGTGAAAGGTAAAGCATTTTGGGACAAGAAGAATCCAAAGGGTACATCTACAAAACTGACTCCTGCACAGAAGGCTGCTGCCAAGGCTCGTGCAAAGGCTGCGGGACGGAAGTATCCCAACCTTGTGGACAACGCTGCTGTAGCACGGATGAGTAAGAAGAAGGGTAAGTAATGGCAACAGGAATAGCAGGAAGCACGCTAACAAGCGAAATGAACCGTCTTGCCAATGGTGGTACATATCCCGCTATAACAGCCTATAAAGCCCTTGTAGGGGCTGCTAACGCTTGGGCTGGTACCAATGGCTTGGCTCTATTGGGTGCCCTTAATTACAAGGCAAGCAGCACAAGACAACCAAATAACTACAAAGGTTTAAACGCTGTGTGTAATGAGATTGCTGGAACCTCTGGGTTATCAGCCGTGGACGCTTTAAGGAGTATCAATATATGAGTACATTTACTCAATTAGCGGACCGTGTTGAGTCTGTACTTCATGCGTATACAGAAAATACTGAACCAACCTCATGGCTTACTACTAGCGCTACTACTGTAACAACTACTTTATCAGTTCATGATGCATCAGTTATTGGTCGTGGCTATATTCAAGTTGATGATGAAATTGTATTTGTTCACTCAACAGACAATGTGGCAAACACATTAACTCTTGCTCCTTGGGGTAGAGGACAGCGTGGTACTACCGTTTCTGCTCACAGTGCAAATGCTAAAGTAACAGTAAGCCCATTATTCCCACGCCAAGAAATTAAAAATTCAATTAACGACACAATCAATGCAATGTATCCTATGGTCTTTGCTCTTGGTTCTTATGACTTTGATTATGTAGCATCACGGTATTCATACTCTATACCTGCTGCTGTAGAAAATGTTTTAAGTGTTACCTACTCAATAGTTGGTCCATCTAAAGAGTGGTTCCCTGCTCGTGGATGGCAACTAGACCGTACTGCAGATACTGATGCATTTAGCAATGGCAAGAGTCTTTCAATATATTCTGAGATTACACCTGGACAAACAGTTCATGTTTCTTATTCTAAGCGCCCAACATTATTAACAAATGATAGTGATGAATATGCAACCGTATCAGGTATGCCATCATATTCAGAAGATGTAGTTATCTATGGCGCAGCATTTCGTATGGTTTCTTTCTTGGACCCTTCACGCCTTGGTCCTCAATCTGCAGCAGCAGATATGTTAGATGGCGTAAGACCTACAGGCTCTGGACAAAATGCATCCAGATTCTTGTACAACATTTATCAACAGCGTTTAAACGAGGTGGCTGACAACCAACGCCGTCAACACCCAATCCGTTCCCACTATCAGAGATAAGGTAAACAATGGCAGCAGGCGACCCAGGTACCCCCAAGCGGAATTTCTCCTCAACCGCAGTAGAAACTTCGCTTCAATCATCTATACCAGCACAGTCACAAGGTGCATCAAATACATCTTTCATTGTCGCATCAGTTAGCGGTTTTCCATCAGTTCCGTTTACATTAATTGTTGACCCAGATACTTCTAAAGAAGAAGTTGTAACGGTTACTGCTGCAAGTAGCACAACACTTACTGTAACTCGTGGTGAAGATAGCACTCAGGCTGTAGCCCACTCTGCTGGTGCTGTCGTAAGACATGGTGTTTCAGGTAGAGATTTCCGTGAAGAGCAAACACATATTGCTGCTCGTGGTTACGATGTAGACCAAGCAATTCTTGACCTTGCTAATCAAACACATGTTCATGGCTTAGCCTCTGGTGATGGTAGTGTAGTAGGTACAACTAAAACACAGACTCTTACTAACAAGACTTTAACATCTCCAATTATTACTGGTGGACAAGTTGGCGATACTGGTATTACTTTTGAAGGTGCAACTGGAGATGCAAACGAAACCTTCTTACAAGTAACAGACCCAACGGCTGATAGAACTATTACTTTGCCTGATGCTTCAGGTAATATAGTTCTTGATACCCTTACACAAACATTAACTAACAAAACTTTAACAAGCCCTACCATTTCAGGCTCACCAGTTATTACTGGTCTATCTAGTGCTGGTATGGTTTCATCATCTGCTACTCCAAAAGATTATGTAGATGCAATTCTTGGCTCAGCCACTGCTGCTGCAACAAGCGCAGCATCTGCTGCAGCAAGTGCTACCTCAGCAGCAACATCTGCTACAAGCGCTGCTGCTTCTGCTACGGCTGCTGCTACTAGTGCATCAAGTGCATTAACATCTCAGACTGCTGCTGCAACCTCTGCAACATCTGCTGCTAACAGCGCAACTGCTGCAGCCACAAGTGCAACCAGTGCAGCCAACAGTGCAACTGCTGCAGCGACTAGCGCAACAAGTGCTGCTGCATCGGAAACTGCTGCTGCTACGAGCGCTTCATCTGCTAGTGCAAGTAGTAGTGCTGCTGCTACATCTGCTTCAAGTGCAGCAACATCAGCCACTTCAGCGGCTGCCTCAGAAACTGCTGCAGCAACTAGCGCTACTAGCGCTGCTGCTTCTGCTACATCTGCTGCTGCAAGTTATGATAGTTTTGATGATAGATACTTAGGTAGTAAGACTTCTGACCCAACACTAGATAATGATGGTGGGGCTTTAATAACTGGTGCTCTTTACTTTAACTCTGTAATTGGAGCAATGAAAGTTTATGATGGCGCAGCATGGGATTTAGTAGCCCCTGATACATCTAACTTTATTGATAAATCAATCCTTACTGCTAAGGGTTCATTAATATCTGCAAGCACAGCATCTACTCCTGTGGCTCTTACAGTTGCAGCAACTGATGGTTATGTACTATCTGTATCATCTGCAACAACTTCAGGACTTGCTTGGATACTACCTAACCCAGGAGATATTACTGGCGTAACTGCTGGTACTGGTTTATCAGGTGGTGGTTCTTCTGGTGATGTAACTTTATCTATAGATTCTACAGTAGCAACCCTTACTGGTAGTCAAACTTTAACCAATAAAACAATTGCTTTAGGTAGCAATACAATGTCTGGAACTTTGGCTGAATTTAACACAGCCCTAACTGGTGCAGATTTTGCGTCTTTGGATGGTTCAGAAACTCTAACTAATAAAACAATATCAGGCTCAAGTAATACAATTTCAAATATAGCAAACTCATCCCTAACAAGTTCATCAATCACCATAAATGGCTCACCTGTATCACTAGGCGGTTCTGTTACAATCGCTGGTGGAGCAGATGAAATTATGGTATTGATGGGCGCTCTGTAAACGAAAGGTAGTAACTAATGGCTACAACAAGTAAAACTCTGTTCCGAGGAGCAGCATCAACATCAAGCACAACACTGTACACGGTGCCAACTACATCAACTACAACAGTAGTAACTGATATTTTAGTTACTAATACAGGTGCTTCTGATGGTACATTTTCATTACTTATAGATGATGTATCTATTGCAACAACTGTAACTGTTGGTTCTTTTGATACAACTTCAATTTCTTTAAAACAAGTAATTCCTGCAAATGCTACACCTAAAACTATTAAAGGGTTAGCATCTGCAACATCTATTAATTTTCATATTAGCGGAGTGGAGATTGTATAATGACTCCAGTTACAAGTTTAAAAACAGGTGTTGTAAGAAATGATTTCTTAGTTGGTAATACACCCTTTATACCAAATTATAGATTAGTTCAAACCATTAACTCAACTACAAACTATACAGTTGGTGATACATCTCTAATTTCATTTTTTATTACTTCTCCTGGCGGTGGAGGCGGAGGAGGCGGTGGTGGAGGAAAAAATAATTCTGGTACTGGCGGTGGTGGTGGTGCTGGTGGTCGCAGAATTGGTGTTTTAAATTATCCTGTAACACCTGGAACAACATATTTAATTACAATAGGTTCTGCTGGTAATGGTGGAAATGGTGGTGCTCTTAGTAATAGTGGTGCTGGTGGTCCTGGCAACGCTGGCAATGCTGGCGGTACTACAAGTTTTGGAAATTTAATAGTAATGAGCGGTGGCGGTGGCGGGGCTGCTGGAATTGCTGCTACTACCAATTCTGGTACTGTTGCTGCTGGCGCTGCTGCTGCAACAAACTCAACAAACGTTAACGCTTACATAAGCGTTACTGGTAATGGTGGTGCTGCTAGTGCAGGTGCTGCTGGTAGAGTTTCTTCAAGTTCAGGTAGTAATAGCAATGCTGGCACTACTAGCGCTTTAATTTCTATGACATTAACTGGACTTGGCACTGTTAACTCTGCTGCTAATGGTTCTTCAAGCGGTGGCGGTGGCGGTGGTATGGCAGGTCCTGGTGGTACTGATTCTGGTGGTACTACTGGTGCTGCTGGTACTGGCGCAGGTACTGGTGGTGCAGGTGGTGGAACTAACGCTAATACTTTTAACGCTGCTGTTGCTGGCAATGCTGGTACTGCACTTGGGGGTTCAGGTGGCGGCGGCGGTGGAGGAGCGTGTCGTGAAAACAACGGCGGTGCTGTTGGTTTTCCAGGAGGAGGCGGCTTTGGCGCAGGTCAAGTTTTAATTTACGAACGCAGTAATCCATAATAAATTAAAAAGGGGATATTAATGAAAAAAAATATTAAATTTACTAATACAAGTAATTTTAATGATATTGAAAAACCTAAACCAGCATTTTCTTTTATACCTGACTGGTATAAAGATACGGAATCCTACATTGGTGGTAAAAAAATTCCTGATGGTAAAGGTATCACTACTGCTACAATAAAAAAATGCATACCAGTATTTGATGCTATTACTAGCGGATATATTATTACTTTACCTGCTGATGTATGTGTAAGCATTAAAGATGGTCAGCAGTATTTTGAGTGGTCAAATTTTGGATTAGTTGCTTTTCATCCAATAGAACAAGCACCTAAACATCCAGAATCTAAACCACACGCTTATCCTAAATGGATGAATCCTTGGGCAATTAAAACACCCAATGGATATTCTACTTTATTTGTTCAACCATTTCATAGAAAATCTATCTTTACAATTCTTCCAGGTATTGTAGATACAGATTCCTATATGGCTCCAGTAAATTTTCCATTTGTAATAAATGACCCACTTTTTGAGGGATATATATTAAAGGGTACGCCAATTGCTCAAGTAATTCCTTTTAAAAGGGATTCTTGGAAAATGGAATTTGGTGAAGAAAAAGAATTAAATGAACAAAAAAATATAACAATTCAATTAGGAACAAAGTTTTTTGATAGATATAAGTCTATGTTTTGGAATAAGAAAGAATATAAATAAGGAGTAAATATGACTAGTTATGCAGTAATTAAGGATAATGTTGTTAGCAATGTTATTGTTGCTGACACTAAAGAAATTGCTGAATCTCTTATAGGTTTAACTTGTATAGAAATAACACCAGAACCTGGAGCACCAGGAATTGGGTGGGCTTATGATGGTGTTACATTTACAGCACCAATTATTCAGCAACCTATAGTTGAAGAATTAATAATAGACCCTAGTCTTAAAGAATTCTTAATTGAAGAAACTACACCTATTGATTCAATAGGGTTAGCAGTTGAACCAGTAGTAACACAAGAGTAATACCCTTTGTCCCCTGGGTAAGACTACACCTGAGCATGTGTTTAAACTGCTCATAATTTTTTTCTTAACTAAGGAGAAACATGGCAGATAGTAGACCACCAGATATATCGGAGCGCGTGTATATTGATTTATCAGGTCGCATCTCCGCATACTATGACCCAACCACATACAAGTATGATGTTGCTGTTGGTGGCATGCCTTTCATTTACGCTATTACAGATAACACCCCATACCGTAGACAGACTGCTGAGTTTCGTACAGCCCGTGTTGACCAACTTCGTGACCCAGGTGAGCAATCCCTATCAGGTTCAGGATATTGGATTAGAAGCCAATCATCATTTCATTTAGGTTCAGGTAGCCCATTTCAAGAGCCAATCGTAGGTAGCCTTGATGAAGCACGCTTTCGCTTTGATACTTCAGTAGGTATAAACCCATGGACTCCAGGACAAATATCTTTACACCGTAGAACTTCATTACAAGAAGCAGTTACTGGTGATAGTCGTGTGTTCAATACAATTATTGCTGGTGTTGAATATTTAATCTTAGTTAAGTACTCATCTACTGAAGCAATCCGTGTCTTAAGAATTAGAGTAAGCGATGGGGCTGAAACTACTATAGTAGATAACACCGCACTTACTGAAAATATTATTGCAGTAGGCATGGGTGGTAATGACTTAATGATGGTTACCCCAACCAAAGTTTGGCGTTACTCATTTGATGCAGCCAGCCCAGCATTACACCAAGACTATGCAATTAATACAGCCAATGCAGAAACTGCAACGATTGCCTATGTTAAGAACCGTTTTATTCTTGGCTATCATGATGTAAACAAGAGTACATTTGTCTATGAAATAAATAGAAACACTGGCTCATCAATTAACCTGAGCACACTTACTCCAGTTAATGGAAGTAGCACAATGCCCACAGCCTATACCTTTAGGGCTGTTGCTGAGGCTGGTGCTGCCATATATGTAGGTGGATTCTCAGGTGAGCAAGGCAATGTATATAAGATTACAGTAGCCGATGATGGTACTTTAAATACTATGACTAGCGTAATTACATTACCTGGTGGCGAACAAATTACTGGCTTACTTGGATACCTTGGTACTTATGTAATCTTAGGAACTAGTAGAGGACTAAGAATTGCTATTGCAAATGAGGTAGGAGATTTATCCTACGGACCACTTGTATTTGAAACATCATTAGGTGTGTTTAAAATGAGTGCATACAGTAAATTTATTTATGCTGGAGTTGACTCTGGTGTAGGTGGTAACTCTGGTGTTTATCGTGTTGACTTATCACAGCCATTAACTGGTGGTGCTTATGCCTATGCTACTGATGTATATGCAGATAGTGTTACTGGTAAGGTTGAAGGCGTTGCTAACTTAAGTGATGGGCGTGTAGCCTTTTGTGTCAATGGCGATGGTTTGTTTATTGAACATGCTACTGAACTATTAGAGTCAGGTGAATTGACCACAGGTATTATCCGTTA